TTGGGGCATACCTTGAGGAGTAGGCGGCGCAGGGCGCTGTTGTGGGGCTGGGCGCGGCATCATGGAAGCTATACCCTGTCGAGGGTTCATAGCCTTTTTCAACATATTACGCTGCGCACCTTCTGCTCGCTTCTGTCGAGTACCCATAGTATCGGCAACTTGTTGTGCTGTACCCGATAACTTCTCCCTTGCACCACCCATAGCCGCTTGCTGCATTTGCTCGGCTACAGTGCCTTCTTTCTGCGCTTGCGCCATTAGCATCTGGTTCTTAGCTGCTTTTTGTTTGTTGACAACTTCCGCGTATGCAGCAGCATCGACAAGCTGGTCAGTAATACCTTGATTACCGCCTTTAGGCTTTATCTTCTGTGGGGTGTTCATGTTCATAGCCGCAGTATGGTTAATACCACTGGCCAGTCCCGCTATACCGTCTCTGTAATTAGCCATAATTCTCTCTAATTGCTGCTGTTGCTGTCATTGTTGTTGCTGTTATTGTTGCTGCTATCGTTGTTGTTTTGGAAAAGAAAATCGTACAATTCTGAAACACCTGCGGTATTGCCTATGGCCTGTGACAGCGAGTCTTGTTGTGTGTAAGTAGTGTTTCTCGCGTTTGTGGGTAGCCCCTGCAAGAGTGAAGACAAATACGTAGGCATCTTGTATTCAAAGTCTCGCTCTTCCTCAAACTGCGCCTTGTCTGCAGCTATACCTTCAGCTGCAATATCACGCTGTATTCGGCCTAGCTCGCCTTGCGTTTGTAGTGCAGCAAGGCCGTAGTCTTTCTCGCGGCCAAACTGGTCACGTGCTTGTTCATACGCTGTGTTGTACCCTTGTGCTGTAATATCGGATATATTTTGAGCTAAGTTTTGCTGGTTTAGCGCTTCCAATATAGCTTGGCGTGACCCTCCGTACGAACCGGCTTGAGTCATACGGCTGGCGTTTTCTAGTCGCTGCCGCGCAGCTTCTTCTTGTGCGAGACGTATTTGTGGTTGTAGTGCAGCGTCCATGTAAGGGTTCATGTACTGTTGTGCTGCTGCTTGGTCGAACGCTCCCATCTGGGTGCCACTCGTATCCATAGTGCCCGCAGTGCCAAACGCTTCTTGTTGAATACCCGAAGCACCCGCAGTTAATGGGCCAGTATAGGCTTCATACGGCAGATCAGCCAAGCCTTGCGCCCTACCAAGAAAATCAGTTACATAATCACCGGCCCAGTTAGCCAGCGAATCCTCGGTTCCCGCTACTTCAGCAGTAAAATCTGGGGTGTCTAAATCAGAAGCCGCCGTAGCTTCATCTGCTGTCGTACCCCCGTTGCTAAAACGTTTTACTGTGCCTCCACTTGCATACTGCGGTAAGTTGGCAAGGCCGCCACCCGCACGCGACATAACTTGTTGTGGGTTAATTTCTTTCCCCTGCTCCGGGTTACCCGTGCGTGCTTTACGTACGTTGGTCATCATATCGTCTAATACCTTTGCTCCAGCGGTAGAGTTACCGTTGCCTAAGTGACTCACTACATCTGCAGGTATGACAAACTCGCCGTCGCTTAATGCAGCGGGCTGCACACCGTCTATACTAGAAGGTACCTCATCAGCCATACCGTCAGTGGTTCCGGCCAAATACCGCCCACCGGTCATTTGTTGTACATTTCCCCCGCGATTGTACTCCCGAGTCTTCATTATCCCGCCTTTCGCAGCTAACACAGGGTTGGCTTCATTAAGAGCAGCTAGCCCTAACGCTTCCGCTCTGGCTCCTTGTCGTGCTATCTCTTCTTGCGTGTAAAAACCTTCTGGGGATACCACACGCACACCCTCTTCGCTGTATGTTGCATCAGGGTCATACGCATCGGTGTCTAGTACCTCAAAACCTTCGGCAGTGTACTGCTTGCCTTCCTCACGTTGACTGGGTGACAAAACCTCAAACCCAGTTTCGCTGTACGTTTTGTTAGGGTCGTATAAAGTTGGGTCAAGGACTAAGAATCCGTCGTCAGTATAGGTATTAAATAGGCTGCGTTCTCCTTGAGAGATAACTTCGTACCCGTCAGATGTGTACGCTTTAGCGGGGTCATACGACGCCGTATCAAGTATCTCATAACCCTCGGCTGTAAACTGTTTGCCCTCCCTTGCAGGGTTGGGGATAGCGGTGCCGGGGTTGTCTGGGTCGTCAATAGTTTCTGGCACTACAGCAGTACCAATCACTGGGTTGTCACTTAGCACCGTGTCGGGCACTGCAGTGGTACCAATAATTTGAGTATCACCCAACACACGGTCTGGTATGGCTTCAGTGCCTATAATTTGAGCACCTGTAGGGTCTAAAATGCGCTCGCTCTTGGATACGTTACTCGCTGCTTGTGGGCTATCTAAGAACTGCGTACTGGTAAAATAACGACGTCCTGCTTCACCCGGGCGTCTATTAGGGTCATACGTCTGTGGCACACGCTCACGAATAGGTACGCGCTTCACTACTTTGCCTTGATAACCCACAGGGTCAGACGTCGGAGAGCCTACACCCCGGGCTGTTAAATACGCCCCAGCGCCTAATTGAGCAACGGTACCCCAATCTGTGCTATCCCAAAGGTCAGACGCTTTGTTGCTAAGGTTATCTAGCCAGTCAAAACTTGACATAATTTATTCACCTAATAACTGTATCAGTCGATCAGTTTCATTCTTTATTAGGCCGCCTTTCGCTGCGGCTCGTCGCATACCAAATTGTTGGGCACCTGCACCAAACGGAGAGCCGTACAAAGGCTCTTGCTCTGGGCGCTGTAATATCCCCTCAAAATCGTATATGTAATCTATTTCGGCCAAGTCTGAGTCTAGTTGCTGGGCTTGTATCTGCCGTTGACGCTGAAGTGCAGCCGCCTGCTCCGCTTCTCTTATCGCTTGGTCGAGCATAACCACGTTGGTAATTTGTGTTTGTTGGGCTATTTGTTGCTCAAGTTGCTCATTTATATCTTGTTGCGTAGCTAAATCCGCAGCCCTAGCAGCCTCTGCATCAATTTGTCGTTGACGTTCTTGCTCTGCTAGTGTAGCAAAAACTCCCGTGGCTGCAAATTGTGATGTGGGGTCAAGTCCCTCTACGGAAACATCACCGCCGTACAACTGCTCAAGAATTGCGTAATCGTCGAGGTTTACAATTCCGTCTTGGTTTACATCATACGCTAAGTCTTGCTGTGTGAACGTAGCATCAGGCTGTAATATGTTGCTCTGTATTACATCGTTGACATAATCCAAGTCTTCTTGCGTGACTTGTTCCGCTGGTTTACCTAACGCGTCTGCTACTACCTGTATCTGGTCAGACAGTCCCGACAAATCATCGGTAGTGGCGAAGCCCTGTGCACTGACATAATCTTCTAAGCTGCTTACCTGCGCGGCTAGTTGAGCAGTCGTTGCCAAGTCCAAAGTGTCTATGTACGCATAGATACCGGTTCCGGTGGCGGGGTCGCCCAACACAGCTTGTATAGCTGCTGTAGCTTGTTCGCTGGTAAATCCAGCGGTTATCATCGCGTCGATGTCAGCGTACAGCCCTGTCGCTGGAGTTATTACGTTACCGACTCCATCGTAAACCGCAGGTTGACCTATCTGAGATACGACGCCCGCAAGCGTGTCTTCCACGTCCTCAACACGTGTTGTCAGGCTGGTTACATCAGTGCCGAGGTCGGTAAGTGCCTGCTCGTTAGCATTGATAAACCCTTGCAGGGTACCAACTTCGAGTCCTAGTTCTGCCGCTGCCGCTGCTTTCGCTGCCTCTATATCGCTACCAAACTGCTGAATTGCATTTTGCAACGCTTGGTTGATAGTGTTTATTCGCTGATCAGTATAGATGTTGGCTTCTAACAGCGTGTTTTGCAGGTCGGTAGTAAACTTATCAGCGTTTGCAGTAACGATGTCCTGCAGAGCGGTTATAGATATGTTTAGATCGTTGGATACGGTTGCTATCGCTTGGTCTAAAGTACCGCCCGCTGCCAGTATGCCGTTTATGCGTGCTTCTAGGGTTGATACAGTTTCAGTTAAGTCACCAATATCCCCTTCAAGTCGGTTCAGTGTCTCGTCCTGATACCTAGCGACTTCAGTAGACAAACCTGATTGCGGTGTTAGACCCTGAAACTGTGCTATCTCCTCTGCCGACGGTACGTACTCAGCACCAAACACAGCTTGTAATGCCGCTATTGCTTCGGCATCGGTCACCGTCTGTGCGTCTACGCGGCTACCCAGATCAGTTTGTAGGTATTGTCCAGATAACTCTAGCCCCGCGAGCTGTTCATCAGTAATAAGGTAGTCGCCGTTTTCATCTACAGCGTAAGCATCAATACCTTCTACGGCGTCTAACGCAGCCCTAGCCTCTTCTGCAGTAACAATGTTATTAGCTGCAAACGGAGTTACTCTGTTTCCTAACTCGGCATTGTTGAACTGGCCTACGAACGGAGTGAAGTCAAAGTCTTCAGGTATGATAAACCCTTCCGCTTCTAATGCAGCTCTTGCTTCGGCTTCGTCAGAGTAGTTTGCGTCTACAAAACTCGATATAGTACCTTCAAGGTTGCTCTCCGACGCCTCGCCTGTGTAAGTAGACGTATCAATGCCGGTAGTATCGAAGTACCCATACTTAGCGAACTCAGCGTCTACTTCCCCTTGATCTATATAGTAAGGATCAGCCTGTGTAACCGCTGCAGCTTCTTGTGTAGCTTGTGTGGTTTCATCACCTTGTAAGTTTATTAAGCCGTTGACCAACACTTCAAACGTGGGATTAGGTACTTCGTTCCCATCGTTGTCGGTAACTGTCGGTGATATGCCTTGTGCGGCAACCGCAGCTTCTGCTTCAGCACGAGTAAACTGGCGCGGGGCTATGTAATCAGCAATACCTTCATTGTTATCAAGGAACTGTGCTATCTCTTCTTCTGTCGGCGTGTAGCTACCAAACGCTGTTATTGTGTCTGCTCGTTGTTGCTCTGCTTCTAGTCGCGCATCACGCTGTTCTTCTGTTTCGTATGTTTCTTGGAAACTGCTAGTGAATGTACCAAGATCTCTCTCCAACACGTTTACACCGGTAAACCCAGAAAATTCGCCGTTGTCAGCTGCAGCTTTAACATCGCTCTCTTGGTAGCCCAGATCTATCAGGTAATCAATAACTTCCTGCTTCGTAACACTAATAGCGTCGACTTCGTTTGCCGAGTCTATATCACTTATGCGGTTATCTAAGGTATCGCCAACTAGCCCGGGTATAGCTCTTAACTCTTCGTCTGTTAAGTTACTAACGTCAAACCCTTCTGATTCAAAGTACGCCCTAACTTCATCTACCGTAGTAACTTTGGCGTTCTCTTCCGCTATAAGATTTTGATAAGACTCAAGGGCATATACGTCGGCGGTGGTGTAACTCTCACCGGCTGCTACAGACGCTACTATATCAGCCCAATAACCGGTGGCGTTAAGACGCCCTCTTGCGTACTTACGTTGATCCTCTACCGATACCGAATCATCAAACTGTATTTGTAGTTCGCCTAATAAATTAATTGCAATGTTTGAAAAAGAGGGTATTTTTCTATTAACACCGTTGGTTATCACACTGGTAAGTGACTCGTCAGCAAAACTACTACGTCCTATAAACCCTTCTTCTAACGCCGCCCGTGCCTCGGCCTCACTATAAACATCGGCATTTGTAAAACCCCCACCAATAGGTGCTGCTAAGAAGTTCGCTACTGCCGTGTCTCTTTCGGCTTCGGTTGCAAACTCGGCGTCAATGCTAGTTAGATTCGCTGCTTGGCCGCCGTCAGGGTCTGAAAAACCGATAACACCTACATACTTATCTATATCCGCTTGAGTTAGCTCGTAATCAGGACGCTCTTTTCGGAACTCGGCGAGGACTTCTTCTTCTGTTTGCGCCCACTGACTAAACGTAGCGTCCAGAATATCTGTGCTATCTACGTACACTTCGTTTTCAGTAAGGTATAGTTGCGCTGCCTCTTCAGCAGCGGCTAATGTTTTTACACTGGGCGCGGTGAAAGTCGTATTCTCTTCATCAACAAGGTCAGGTCTAAATGTATATGCTACGAATGAATCGTACTGCGCGTCTGTAAACCCGTACTGTGATTTCGCAAGTTCTCTGAGTGATGCACCATCTAAACGCTCTCTTGGTGGCGTAGGTGGTGTAGGTGGCGTGCCTGTAACGGGTAGCCCTGCTTCAGCTTCAGCGAACGCGGCGGCGAGGTCAGCAGTCTCTACTGTCCCTACGTTAGAGCCTATCTTGTATTTGGCGTACAACTCCCTGCTTCGTTCACCCGCTAAATCGCTAGCTTGAAAATCCGATAGAGTATCATTACCCTGTCTACCGAACTCTAGGTAGAGTTCATCCCCTAACCGCTCTTTTAATAAATCAACCCACCTATTCTCATCAATAGTTCTGCTTTGATAATAGTTGTTGAGTATGTTGACATTTGCTTCTTGACCAAGCTCAGGGTTTATTAGGTTAGCAAACTCCGCTTCGGTAAACGCATCAGGGGCATAGCCCAGTGTTTCCGCTCGGCTACTCGCTATGCTCGCAATGTTCTGTACATCTTCTGTTTTTTCTGCATCAGTGTAGAACTCAGCGTCTATTCTTTCCGTAATGTTAGTTTTCTGCCCGCTAATCCAGCGGGAACCAACGTACTTGTCTAACTCCTCTGCCGTCGGTATATAGTCTTCCCCAAACTCCGCTTTCAACGCGGCGGTGACATCAGCTTCGGAGTTGTAGTTATCGGTTATAAAGCCTTGTACGGTAGGGCTATTTAACTTAGCAGAGTCTGGGTTGGCACTAAAAAATACGTCTAGTGCATTATCTACAGCAGTAGGGTCACTACCTAGATTAGCTAGGCTGGCGTAGTAGTCCTCTTCGTTGAAGTTATACTTATCAAGCATAAACTTCTTGAACGAACTAGCAGTAAACGGCGGCGAGGGGTCAATGGTATTAAACGTTTGTCCTTCTGCGCCTGTTACGTAGTACGCATCAAACGCTGCCGCATCCATACCGCGCATGTTGTCGGCAATGGCTTGTCCGTTACGGAACACGTAGTCTGCGGCATCAGTAGCAGCCCACCCGTTGTCGATAGACTCGGTGAAAAAGTATTGGAGTAAGTCAGCTTCGTACTGGTCGTTAAGTTCTTTAGTGGTTGTATAATCTATACCAGCAGAACTTAGTGTTGGCGGCCCTGCAGGGTACAACTGTGTGGGGTAGAGGCGCTCCAACAGCTCCTCGCTTGTTGTGACATTTTCGTCAGTCCGTTCGTAGTTACCATTAGCATCGCGGTATAAAGTACCGTCAGCGTTCTTCCTAAGTTTTTTAAGGTAAGACTCTTGCCCGTTACTATTTTCATACGTCCAGACACCGTTGTTGTAATAAAATTCATTAGACCCCGCCCAATTACTAGGTAGGGTACCTCCGTCGTCTAGCGTATTAAGTCGTTCGTAAAGCGTACGGGTGTCTATAGGTTTGTTAGACGTAAGCACCTGAGCACCAGCATCAGATGCGCTTAATGGGTCGCGCCAAGACTGGCCTTGTGTAGATATTGGTCGGTATTCTGGGTCGTCTGTCCAACTGTCATACAACCCTGTCGTGACAGGCTCTGTAGGTAACGCTTTCTGTGCGTAAAACCTACCCGATCCGTCAGTAACATAACCTTCTGGGTATAAAGCCGCGAGTAAAACCTCTGGAGTTACTTCCGCCCCCGCCGTCACTAAATTATCAGGTATGTAACTAGCTTCTGGGTTATTAAAATCGTAGCTGGAGCTGGGATTAAACTCCGGGCCGTACTGACTGTCTAGTTGTACAGTACCGCTCGCTTCGGGCAACGTACTAAAAATTGTAGGTACGCTTCCGTCTATGAACTGTGTAGAGTAAATATCATCATCAGCAGATAGCCCACGCAGTTCTCGTTGTGTTTGTATTATCGGGTACGTAGTCTCAAAGAGATACTTGTACTGCGGCCATAGAATATCGAACTGCGTCTGAGTAATATTGTTATTCGTAAAGCGGTAAGCAAGGGTGTTTAGCGTTTTTATAAGCCCTGTTAGGGTGTTACCGCTTTGTGGATTTTCCTCTGCCAGCACTTGTTGAGGTGTATCCCTAAACAAATAGTCAGCCCTTTGCTCAAAGGGTGATACGAACGCCTGTGCAGTTGTGTCTACGACATACCCGGTTAGAGCTGGGAGAGCCGTATAGAAATTTCTAGCACTATTAACAAGTGCTAAGTCGGTGGTATCTGTAACATTAGAGTATTTCTCTGCGACCACTTGGTCGGCTATACGCTTTAATTCTTGCGCCAACTGAGCGGTAGACGGGGCGTCACTTATATACGCGTGTAAGTAAGCTCCACTTTTGTCCTGAAAATTAAACGTCCCCTCATCATCTGTGTACAGCTCGTACGCCACAGCCCTCTCTAACACATACTCTAAACCCGACACAGGGTCTGTAAACACACTAAACGTAGCCGGTTTGCTCACAACCGCATCATTTGCGCCTTGACGCTCATAGTTATACGCATCGGCAGGATTAGCCGATATAGGGGTTAGCGCCGATAAATTGTTGCCGGAACCACCTAACTGCCAATCACCGTTGTTAAATTTATACGTAGCGTCGGTGTTGGGGTCGTAGTACAACTCGTTCTGTGTGCCTGTTGGGAACTCTGTAAAGTTAGGCGGCGGTTTACGTACATCGTTGTTCTGCGACCTATCCGCTAAGTCAGGTATCTGGCCGTAGCTACCTAAAAAGTCAGGGTCATTGGCGGCATCTTGTAGCGCGTCTAACGTGTCAGTGCTTAGACCGTAAGTACCTAATACTGTCGCCAAGTCAGCAGTGCCTGCATACACTGTTTCTTGCACGTCCCTATTAAGCAATAACAAGTCAGCGGTTGTGTCACCGGTAGATTGGAACCGCGTACGCCCTGTAGCTTCTTCAAACGACGGTGTCGCGTCTAGCCCATCAATAGAGGGCGCGTTCACAATAGCATCAATGCTGAACGTAACTGGGCCAGCTATTACCGCACCTAAAAAGCCATTGAATAAATTGTTACCTTCTACATTACGCTCAGGGTTCCACTCCGCAAGCATAGTTTCGAGGTTATCGTTTATGAGGAACTCTTCGGTGAATTCACTTACAGCTTCTTTCCCAGCAACTTTACCGCTTTGAGCTAACCACGCTTTGTAATCGGTATCCATCTTTCGGGCGTAAGTTTGAAACGCGTCGTCATACTTATCGAAGCCAGTTCCTAGACCTATGTTGGGTTTTTCTAATGCCGCACTCCCCGCCCATAACAAAGCAGCAGTGGTCATAGCCGCAAACATACCGTTTTTAACCGCTATGTCCTGCGCATAGTAGTCGGCTATCTGTTCTATCTGTTTGTTTGACCATGTAATGTTTTCATTACTGTCTCTACGAGCTATTAATGCGGCCTCTATTTCCGCGAGTGCTTCATCGTATGCTGCTTCAGTTGTACCCCCAGCACTTTCGGCGATGTCAGTCAGCCCTGAGGCTGCGAAACCTAGCTTAGTGAGGAACTCCTTTGATACATCTTTCCCTAGCACCCCAGCGCCAACTTTACCCGCTGCGTACGTAAACCCACCCACGATTAAAGGGGCAATCTCCTGTATACCTTCTTTATATATGTAATCCAGACCAAACTCGTAAGGGTGGTCAGCGGCTGCACCAAATATAATACCCAGTGTATCTATGACAGCTTCGTTCTGTGGGGTGTTGGGGTCATCGACCGCTCGGGCGCTCAGTTTCCGATTTAACTCAGCACTACCAGCCTTAAATTCATCGGTTTTCCACCCGTTGGTGGTCTGTATTAGATTCTCGGCAAACTGGTACGCGGTGGTGTTTTTTGTGTTTTCCCCCGACCATCGTATTAAGCTGACAACATCTTGTGTAAGCCCCGCCAGCCCACTGATAGTGGTTCCAGCGAAATCTTTTTTGTATTGAGGTATGTTACTGGCAAACTCATACGCGTCCGTCGCGGCAGTGAGAAGCATATCTTTCTTAGCCTGTACGCCCTCTTGACTCCAGTTAAGTACGCTACTCGCTTGTGTGGGATCAAACAAAGCAATAGCTGCTTCATCAATTTTGGTAAACGCAAAATCAAGGGACTCGATAATCGCATGTTTGGCCAGTATGCCCGCAGTCCACAGGGCTTTCTCACCTTCATCTGCAACGATGCGACCCACTTCTTCATTTGCCTGCGACTTAATTAATTGCGCTTCAGAAATCAACTCTGCAGTATCACCTATACGCGTTTTTGCTGTCTCTGCAATTCCGCTAAATATCTCTTTTGTAGCTTCGTACCACGACTGCGGCGATGTCTCCGCAAGCTCGTCTATTGACTGGCCTTGAACCAACAAATTGTTCTGACCTGTTATGGCGTCAAAAAACGTGAGGTTGTTTTCCCCGTCTTTCAATGCAGTCACATACTCTTTACGTCCAGTAGTCTCGTTGTAACCGACTCCGCCAGCGTTAAGCACGTCCAGCCACGAAACCTCGTTGGCTTTTGCTATAGTCTGTTTATCCTGCGCCAGTAGCTCTTCTACAGTAGCCCCTTCACCTGCGAGGTAGGAATCGTAACCACCAGCTATATCCGCAATGGTGTTTACAAAATCAGGACTGTAACTCAATGACGCACTGGCTATACTAGCTACTTGTTCTGGCGTGAATGGCCCCACAATCGGGTTGCCTTCAGCGTCTAAATACTCTCGCTGTATCGCCTTATCAGCAGTGAAGTTGCCGAGATCATCGTAGTAAATGTCGTCGCTCGCAGTGTTCACAAGTCGGTTAAACTCGTCTAACTGTGCGGTAGTCATACGTTCAGTTGGGACGCCTATCGCAGTCTCTGCCGCAGAACGTAACTGTCCTATTGCGTTCTTTTCAAACGCATCTTCTTGGGCGTCACTTACAAAATAACCTAACCTAGCTCCTTCTTCCACGTAGTGTCTATGCGCATCTAAAGCAGATATGTTTAGCTCATTTAAAGCTACGTATTGATCCGCATTAAACGTGGGGTTTATAAGTTCCACGAATTCTTTTATCGCAGGGGCTGTAGCGTTGACCTTAAATTCTTCGTCGAGGGCTTCGACATCGGATAGCAGGCTGTCGTTGGCGGTTTTGTAATCCGTTGACGCCGTATCAAACGCAGTCTGGAGTGCCTCTAACTGTGAGTTGTAGTCAAGAAGTTGGGTTTCATACTGTTCACGGGTATCTTGGTATAGCTTCGCAGCGCGTTTTGATTCTTGTAGTCCAAACTGCAACTGCTCAAACGAGGCGTATTCTTGAGTGTTACCGTTATCGTCTATGTAGGTCGGGGTTTGCGTAACAACATCACGATAGTACTCTTCCACTGAAGTGTAACCCAAGTTAGCAGGATACCCCGCATCCCCCGCTTTTACTTCGTACCTTATGTTCCCGTCGGCATCAGTTACAGCTTGTAAACTATTGTTAAATTGCTCCACCAACGTGGTGTACAGCGCACCACTAGGGTCAGATGCTATACGGTCTATTTCTAGCTGATACTGTTCACTTATAGTATTAAGCTCTGAAGCGATAGCGTTCCTAGCCTCTGCGACTGTTTCGTACCCAACGACCGCTTCGTCGAGAGCAGTTTTAGCGGCGGTGACCTCATCTATAACGCCTCGCAGACTGTCTACAGCAAATAAGGCGTTGTTTACAAACTCCTCTCCTAATGATTCAAGACCGTACTCTTCTACCGCCTCAAGTAGTAAATTTGCTGCTGCAGCGCCCGACTCAGCGCCTACACCCATACTCGCTATCGCAGTAGCTGCATCTTGCACTGCGGGCGTAAGAAACGATAAGAAGTATTCTCCGTCTTCAGTTAGGTTGCCATCACCGCCCAACAGGGCAGTGTCTATCTTAGATAATGTTTCCCCCACAACTTCTTCAGTTATGAGTGATCTTGATATAGACCCTAACAGTAGTTCTTTTGTTATTTCCTTCCCTTGTAACTCCGCCGCAATGGAGTCAACGACCAGTGCCTGAACTACGTTAGGTAATTTCTTAAACTCTTTTACAATTTCACCCGAAGCGTTAGTCTCATACACCGTTTGACCAAACTCGTCGGTTACTACGTTGCCATCGGCATCAGTCTGTGCTTTTGATTGCCTAAACTCAAATCCAGTCTTGTCCTCAATAAATCCTGCGGCTTTACTTACAGCGAACTGCGCACCGTATGTAATCGCTCCTTCTGCGAACCCATCACTAAAACTGCCGCCAAATATAACTTCGATTGTGCCAGTGGTAAGTCCAGAAGCAGTAAGTCCTACTGCGACTTGGGCAACGGATGCAGCAGTGGAAGCAGATAGCCCCGCGTCAGTTAATGCTACGGCTAACTCAGACTCTATACCGGGAACGTACTCACCAACTTGTAGCGCTACTTGCTGCGTTACGTAAGCCGTTGCCCCCGCTATGATTGCCTCCTCCCATGTTCCACCGTCGGATTTTGTTTTTATTGCGACGATGTAGGGTATGGCGGGGGGATAGATTAGCCCCGCAGTAATCATTGCGGCAGCATAGAGTGGGTCGTCTATAAGTACTTGGAAAAATACTTTTTGAAACTCGTATACAGGTTGAATTATCTCGTCATCTATCCAACGACCAGCATCACGGATAACGTCTTCAAGCCCGCCACGAAATAAAAAGTCGTTTACGTCCTCAAGCGCGTCTCCTACCAGACCGCCTTTTCCGGGCACAACACCAAGAAAGTCATCGAGGATTTCGTCTCGAAAATTATCTAAGCCAGTTACTCTACCAACCCACCCGCCGCACATACGCTATGCACCTACCCCATACTTAAATATACCGCCGATGGAATTAAACCCTAATCTTTGTAAGAGTTTACCTGTTGTGTCGGGGGTTATCCCCGTGCTTACGCCCATACACACTTCTTTTACGTCGTGAGCCTTTCCAAACTCTATGAACTTCTTAACTAACCGTATACCTGCGGAAGTGCCACGGTACTCAGGGGCCACATACCATAGATACTCACCTAACTGCAGGTCGTCTCCAAAGTAATAAGGGACTAACGCGCCAACAATCATACCCGCACGTACACCATCTACTTCAGCTACGTAGAAACAAGTGTCGTCACGCGATACTGCTAACTTGCCGAACTGCGTGACCTTAGCGTCGTTCCAGTTAAACTTAGCAAACACGCTCTCTTCGTGCATACGCTTACCCATCGTCACCATAGGTGTTATGTCTGCGGATACGCCTTCTCGAACAGTCACTTTCATCGTTTCTTTTTCTTAGGTTTCGGTTTATCGCCAAACACTACACGGGCGACAAATAAGTTACGCTTTTGTTGTTCCCCAATACCTGCCTTAGTACCTCTCGTGTTTATGTCAGGTAAGGCCCGCATAAACCCACGATAGAACATACTATCTTTGGTAAGAAACGTAACCGCAGCCACTCCACGACGGTGCACGGTGTCCAAGAACTTGAGGATGTTATCAGTCATATTTTTTTCTATGTCGATATTGTATATATAACATACAACCTCACCCTTATGTTCCTTGTTGGCTTCAGCGTACACAAACACAGTGTTATTCACCTGCACTTGGACTGTTGTGGGCATAGTAATAAAACCCGTAAACAGCTTGGTCGCGTCTTCCACGTTTACATTTGAATTTTCCAACGCCCCCATTACAACTTCTGGCGGCGGTACTTGGTTCGTTACCCCGTTTTTAAGTTCCATATTCCCCCCTAGTCTGGTTTAACAGGCCAAACAATTTCTTCGTATGTAGTTGCCGATGCGTTAGTTACCGGCATGTCGCGTAGAGCCTGCCTATAAGCAGCCCACTCCGCTTTCTTAGCGTCTGTAAGAGGTGCATCAGCCAGTTGAGTTATATCGCTCTCTTGTAACAAGTCCTTTCTTATTCTGCGCATCTTACCTTCATAAGTTTCTGCGGCTGCGGCTAAAGCTGCTGCAAGATCACCACTATCTATTAAATCTTGTATGCTAGGCATCTGATAACCCTGAGTCGTTAAATACCATCCAGATATTAGCTGCTACTGCCTGTAGCATCATAGTACCGCCAACAGCTAACGTAGGGTTATTAGTAAACGCAGTTAGCGTCAAGCTAGGAAAATAATATACCGTTTGGGCTGTACCACTACCATCTCTGTCTATAGTTAATGCCCCACCAGCAGCATTACTTATCTGAAAAATGTCGCCTATATTACAAGTAGTTGCACTAATATCTGAGGACGCTGCACAAGCGGGTAATTCAAATTCAAGTGCTCCGCCTGACACTATAATCATGTTCTGGCCTCGGTATTGTATCATCTGAGCTACGGATTGGTTTGCTGAAATCCACGCATCAAACGGGCCTATGCCGCCTATCTGCATAACTTTAGCTCTGCTACTTTCAGGCATATGCAGGTCATACGTACTTTGTCCAGAGTCCCCCTGCAACGCACTTTCTTTTATTGCTTGTTTTGAGCCTAGCTTTAACTCCCCAGCGTCTGAGCGTAAGTACCCAGTGGTTATAAAGTAGTCTGCATTAATGTTTAACGCTAATGAGTGACCCGTTTTAAAACTATCATTAGTGTAATCAGTAAAAGGGTCAACCGCTCCGCTGCCGTCAGCTACGGTAAATACTAAAGAGGCTTTTTGCTCACCATCATCTGATTTATTAGTTCTGTTAACATAAAACGACCCGTAAGATACTTTTCTATCGTCTTCGTTTAACCCAGTAAAAACAAATGCACCGCCCTCAGTTGTCGCGTCAGTTGAGTTAGCAAACAACTCAACAATAGGGCCGTGTCTATAGCTACTAATAACTGAAGAGGTAAACTGTGAGTATTGATTATTGGCGGTAAACGCGCCATTGAGTGTAGTAGTGCCGGTAACAGTTAAGTTACCACTTACTGTAGTAGAACCTAACTCCCCACGAAATTGCTGGTCTATTTGGTTAAAATACAGACGAAGAATCTTAAACGTCTGTTGAAACAACGTTTGATTATATTCTGCAGGGGCTAGTGGTAGTGCAGGGGCACGGAAACCTACGTCATCTGGCATTAGCGTCTCCCGTCAGGTCGCATGTCTATGCGAGGGTAGCCTAACTGCCACATTACTCCTAAATCTGTAGACTCTATTTTTATCGCCATCTGTCGCCCTCGCACACGGGTGTTTATGTGTGTTGTATAAGGTTCTACGCTTACAGTAACTCCTTGAGTTATAGTGCCTGTGTTTACACCCCCCTCTGAAGTTGGCGTATTATACCCAGAACCCGAGCTGTCCAGAGGAAACAGTGTCATAGATAAGGATGGCGCACCCTCGGTAGACCCTGTGAACGTAAGGTCAGGAATTACTCTCCAAACAAAGGCAAAGTTATGACCGTCCTCTAAGTCAAATTCTGAAGATGTTATGTATGCGTTTATACTCGCAGGTGTAGCTGTCTCTCTGTCATCTACCCCTATCTCATGCTCTACCAGATTATTACTGTAGGTTGCAGCTAGTGGAGCTTGACGAATACCAGAATCTTCCCACGCCGTACGCCCCAAGTTGCCGTGGTACCATATATTCTCTAAGTAGTTGTAGACTACATATTTGTCATTTACTGTTTGGTCAGTAGACGGGTAGAACCACCACACCTCGTTAAATCCTTCGTTAGTCCCCGCCACAACTTGCCCAAGCTGCGATAGGTTTATATCGTCAAATACATACCTATGCAAAGAAGAAGGGAGAGGTTTTGCGTTGCCATCGTATGTATAAAACTTATCTTTACCCATCCAAAAAGCAATACCATTGGCGTACGCCACAGCGTTCTGTGAGGCTATGGATATGTTCTCTCCAACAAGTTGTGCTGTCCATACGTCAGGAAACCCAACATACTGCAGTGCGTACAACGCGGCGTCTGTCCATACAAGAACTTCTTGTCGTGCCTGTTCCGCAGCAACAATCGCACTACCGTTTGATAAACGTAGGCTACCCGCTTGGTTTGTGCTAGATGGTGCCCATTCTACAAGGCTCTCTTGATCTGACCACCGAATGAGCAGCGGGTCAAGCGTCTCCGTACCGTCTAAATACGCGTGGGTACCAAAACAAAATACAAATCTATTTATGTCTGATACCAATATGATGTTCTGTTTTGTTGGGACACTAGACGCGCCTCCCAGACTGGACACTAAAACACCCCGTGTAGTGACTGCATTTTGCCCATCCCACACATATAGCTGCCCCTCTCTAGGGCCAAATACTAAATCTTCCCCGAAGTTTGCTTGGCTCCACGTACGTAAAAACAAAGTAGAACTTTGTCCCGCACCCCAAGTATTCGCGCCCCACGTACCAGAACCCCAGCCCGTTCTAGCGGTTACTACATCAGAACCCACAGAGACTTGGTACTTACCTACAACACTACCCCCACCGTTACCCGAGTCAGAGCTATTAGCTGTAGCACTTGCCTCAAACTTGTAGCTGTCGGCGTTTACTATTTCTGTTATCTGATACTCTGCGTTGAGGACAGCCGCTGTAATGTTACCGCCCAAAGAAACAGCACCCGAAAAGGTGACAAAATCGTTTACCGAAGCCCCGTGTGCTGTGTCAGTAACGGTTATAGTAGCGTCCCCATCAGCCGCAGAAAAAGTTACGTCTCCCGCGCTAGTGGTACTTCTTAGTGGAGTTATGTCGTTATACGCGCTGGCGTACTCTATATAAAACTTAGTGTTCGTGCCTACGGCTGTGTACCTGTCAGAACTTAGATTAACCCACGTATGAATAGATCGGGCAACCCCGTTGAACGTAGCTTCGGACACCCGACGCCACCCACCAATTTTTTCAGGTAAGCCCTTGCGAAACCGTACTTTGTCGGAGTCGTTCCACCCACCTTCGGTGCTGTATCGGGTGCCTTCTTTGTTCACACCCGGTGCAAGTTCTAATTTACGTAACGGCATTGTTACCCCTAGTACACCCACAGCACGGGCGTTGTGCTTCTAATATCAACATGAACAAACGTCTTAGCCACGCCAATACCACCAAACCCGAGACGGTGCGCTTGTTCTACAATTTTAAATCGTTGTGCCCCACCAGTAACCTTTATATCAGCAGCTATACCTTGACTGTGAGTTCCCGGAACAGCTTTCTTAGCTTCGATTGAATGCGTAGGGCTTCTATACCCAGAAGTAATTGTGAATGCAAACCCGCACTCTTCTCGCAGGCGGTCTAACGCATAAATAAACTCTTCCTGCATGTCGTTCTCGCCAGTCTCTTGGCAGTCAAACTCTTCTAATTTAAAGTATTTAAACTTTGTCATCGGTATTACTCGCTCCGAAGTAGTATGAAGTCACAGCACTTACAATGCCTCCCATATACCCTAACACTAGCGCGACAGTAGTCTCTGAAGTGCTCTCGACAGGAAGAAAAGTAACAGTAAAAATATAACCACCAAACATAATAAAACTAGCAACGGCCAGTATACGAGGTGTCCAATCACCTGCAAAAGAACGTCTAGCGTCTTGGACATCAGCCGTTTCAAGCTCGAATACATCGACTTCCAATTCCGCAAGTCGTTTCTCAAAATCCAGCTCGGCCTTTTTAATCTCAACCAGTTGTTCTGGACTGGCGGTTTGTAGTGCCTTCTCGATGGATTTCTCATCATTCTTACACCCTAACACTCCCGCTATTGCAGATGCTGCAGCACCCCCAAGAGGGCCGCCCAAAGCCGTACCTAGTGTCGGCGCAACTGCGCCTATAATTGTTTTAATACTATCAAACTTCATCAGTGTATAGTCCTATTGACAACCCCAGCAAAAAGAATAAAAAGAACCAGAACGACTCCATCACCAAGAGGTACATTGGCTGTACTGCCAACAGTAAAATCGCTAGGAGCAAGTGTAAGCTGATAAAAAGCAGGGGCGCTTTCGAGTCCATCTGTATCAACCGCCCGTAAACTGAACTGGACATCGACTTCATTTTGCTCGTAATCTGCATCTGTAAACTCAATAACAAACCGCTGCGCCCCTTCAGTGTTTATTTCACGCTCACTGTAGCTCTCTGTTGTTGCCCACTCCACTATGTAATGACTAAGTTCTTCTGGGGTGAGAATAGAGCCATCAGTTCTTTCGTCTGGCGGCTCGAAATCTATGTAAGCATCGAACGCCAAGTATTTCATTACAGAGAGCTATCGTTTACTTTGCCCAGCTTTTCAGCCAGACGCTCAACTTTGCCTTCGACTCTTTCAGCCTTATTTTACAAAGTTCGTATTCTGCTTTGATTAACGCTCGACCGGCTGTCAATTTCGCCCGTATCAACTGGCTGTATTTTGTCCATAGAGCTTTCAAGTCGTCCCAAATCTTATTGTGCATTTTTATTTTACCTCAACGCCTTTTTCTAAAGCTGCAAGACGCAACCTGACATTCGTAATAGCGTCTAACAACTCCTCATAATGCTCGGTGTCTTTATCTTGCCGGTCAAGCATATACTCAATTAACATATCCTGCCGTGCATCGTCAGGCAGAGAGCCTAACTCACCTCTAGGCCACTTAATTCTAAACTCACTGTTCTGGTCAATGTCAGATTGTATTTTATCTATTGCGTGTTCTAAGCTGTTAAGTCGCTCCTGTATACCAAAATAAGCCATCGTGCTGACAGCAGTAAAAACAATCATCGCAATAAGGTTTCTGACAGGAATTGTAACACCAGTATTCTCATCCAATTCCATAACACCCCCTCGCCCCTACTAACTTACGCGGAAAGCAAGCGCAGCAACAACACCGAAAATAGCAAGCCCACCTGTTATGATAAGGCCATACAAACCAGTAATTAGGTTTTCAATACGCTTGAACTTATCACTACCCTCGTCAAGCCGCCGCTCTATATTTTCGTACCGTATTGTGCACTCTCGCTCGTGTGCTCTTATCTCGTTCAACGCGTCCTCGTTACTCACAACAACTCCAAACTAATAACAGTATTACCTTCGGTAGCCTCATTTGGCATCGCCTTGTATAAATCTGTGCGCCCAATAGATTGCACCATCAGCGCGTGCATGGGGGTACCGACTACAACATACGCGAGTAAATGCGTACACCCCTGCTCTTTTAGTATTGTGTGCCACGGTTCTTGGGTTGATATGGTAAACACTCTGGCGCTTTTAGTCACTATTGTCGTGCAGTGGTAAGCGTTTTTGCGTATACGCCCTGCTGTGTACGCTACCACCTCACCAGATCCGTCTAACACTTCTATATTTAATTTGTTAGGCGCTACGCTAGATAGCTTACCTTTTATACGCCCTAACGGTATGTTGTTCGAGTTTTCGTCAATGACCTTCTTATTACCGTTGTACAGCGTATCAACAATGCTCATGTCAACGGCGGTAGGCTCTATTACTCTAAGCTGGTACATAACTATACCGCCGTAAACGTAACGTTTGTTTGTGCATCTTCTGCAAAATTAAAGTAGTTATCTTCCGTGGTTAAAAGCCATTGGCTGTAATTACTACCTGATTTGTTTGTACTGCTAAACGTAGCGCCAGATAAGGTGTATGTGCCTTGACTCGTAGCTATGGAAGTAACAGAGGATACTGATAATGATTGAGCATCGTCTAAAACTACAAACTTTAAACCGCTAGTACTGCTCCAGTTAAGGGCATATACGCTATAGTTTACGCCCCCCACAGTTACCGTTGCTGGAGCCAAATCACCTATCTCGGGCGTACCCTCGTCAGAAAATACCGGCCACGGCTGTCTAGCAAACCCGTAGAAGTCAATTTCTTTAGACTCAGTAAAACCTACCGTCATAAGCGATACGTTTGTACTTCCTGAACCAGACGCTCCGACTAATGCTATAGCCCCAGAAGACACTAACTAACACCCCCACCAAACACGACGTACTTGTCGGTATGTGTTACAACCAATTCTGCAACCCCGCCTTGCGTAATGGTGCGGGTTCCATTTTGACTCCCTGCCGAGTAGACACTGCCCGTAGCCAGATATATGTAGTTATCATTCGCAGCTTGTAATGTTATATCCGCACTTTCATGGGCGTTTACAATAATCCATGTAGACCCTACAGGCGCGTCTGCAGACCCAGCGTCAGGTAACGTAAATGTAACGTTACTGGAGTTATCCGAAATTATGCGTTTACCGATTAACGCGGTCATACCAGAAGCATCAATGGCACCACCGCTCGCACCCGTGACACTTGCTGTAAGCGACCCAGTTAGATTAACTGCTGATATAGTACCTGCGGAAGTAGTGTTGCCGTTTGAGGCAGTAACAACAAGTTTGTCTGTGTTTACTGACACGTTCCCAGTAACACCTAACGTGGTACCTACAGTAGCTGCTGCTGAAAATGTAGCCGCCCCTGTGACGTTAATCGTGCCGCCAACCGCTAAGTTACCTATAACTTCGTTCGTCGCTTCCACTACGTTAGTGCCGTCACACAGAACAATCATACTCTTGTTGGTGGGTACAACCACACCCGACCCGCCACTTGTTTTTACTGTCACGTTGTAACTGGTTTCGTTGCGCACAACAAATATCTTTGACACTGTAGGGACGGTCAACGTACCTGCTGCTGTTAGCCCCCCAGAATTTTTTAAGACGAGGATTGCCGCCCTACCTATGGACGACGCTCCATCAGTGGTGGTTATGGTTTGCGCGTTGGAAGACCAACTATTAACGTCCTTCTTCCCCGCTACAGCTTCTTCTATTAACGTCGTTATCTGGTTGTTGACTACAGTACCCCACGCCCCGTCTTCGGTGCCCTGCTGGGGTTTAGCCAAACCTAAGTTAGTTGTATAGTCTATAGCCATTATTCAATCCTAATAATTGCACTTGTCCCCGCCCCGGGGAACGTAATTTTAAATGTAGAGTTACTAGAAGATTTATCTCCGCCAAAATCAAGCACTGCTATAGACGGGTTACTACCACCAGATTTATATATCAATGCCCCTCGTGCAGTTATAGTCGAGCTAGTCCACTCGCTGTCTGCAAAATCTACGTATGCAACTGTACCGCTTGTTGCTACCGCAGCTCCGCTTAGTGTATTGCCGCCCGCGACATACCCTGTACCAGATACTTCGCCCGCAGTAGTGTAAACTGCCGTACTCGCATCTAAATCGGCAGCGTTTGTATACAACGCTATCTTGAACGTATCAGAGTCAAAATCCACGTCCCCTTTTAACAGGTTCTGTTTACACGCCGTTGTCATTGTTTGCGTTATAGCCATACTATCCTACCAGCCCGCTCGTTCTGTAATCATCAGTGTACGCCCGCGTATCGTTTTCTTGTTTGAACACTTGTAGAGACAACGCGTACAGTTGTTGGTAGTTAGCCACTATATCCTGTTCTGCCTTCATAAATCTAGCTGCCTCTACTAACGCCCCATTTAATAGTACTGCGCTAGCGTTCTCGCTTAACCAAGTCAACGAACCCGGCGTTGCGGCATCGGCATCAACTAGCGACTCTGGGTATCTGCCGTAGGTAATAACAAGCGAGTAGTTAGAATCAGGACTAGGGCCAACCGCTATAGTATCTGCAGTAAATTGCGCGTAATACTTAGGCTCCCCAGTTACTGTGTCATCAGGGTACGCCTCGAATAAAAAGTTGTTTTCTTTAGGTATTAGATACTTAACCTTATTGGCCGCCGTCTTTACCGCTACACTATGCGTGTATAAGTAGTCAGATGGTAATGTACGAGTGGTCGTACCACTGGTAAGCGCCAACGAGGTATCTGTTCTACGCAAGGCGGGTATTTTTACTGCCTGTAATATGTTCTCTTCCGCTACCTGAGTAAACAGTTTGTACTGGTCGTCGGTAAACGTATTTTCAGTAATGTCCGCTATGTTGTCCTTTAGCTGTGTGTACGTCATGCTCATGTTGTTATCGTGACCTCACCTATTTTGGTATCGCCTACTAACGGATTATTTGTGCCTTCTCCTCCCTCGCCACCTACAGGACTCCACCCCCAGTAGACAGCTCTACTGCTAGTCGCACTACCAGCGAACGAGAAACTTGTATCCGGTCGTGGGTTACGTACAGCTTGTGGGTCTTCTACCCTAACGTCCCCCAGATTATTCTGTGGGTGATCGGGGTCAAAACAATCAGGGCAAACTTTGAGGTTTGTTTCTTTGTGGCGTATGACTTCGGACTTCAGTTTTTTTAATTTATACTGAAACCCACAACGATCACACACGGCAATCGCTATCTTGGCGGATGCGAACTTCCTAGCCATTAGCAGCGCCCTATACTTGGCACGAACCTAGCGGCTGTCTTCTCTCTGTCTTCCTGTGCAGCTAAAGTAAACTGCTCTTCGTACGCTACTTTCAACATCTCTATTCTTGGCGCTAGCTCTGGCACCTTCATAGCTATATGGTACGCAAGCCCCGCCACCGCACAAGGTAAGAACCGGAACGGCATATCACCGTCCTCTATACCTTGCCCAGCGTCTTGTATACGCCGCATACGATAGTAGTAGAGTTGGTATTTACTAGACTCGTCTGGCACAGGCCACACGGTAACAAAGGGAGAGTTTTGAGTGAACGTTGTAGTGGTGCCGGAGCTTTGTCCCGACCGGTACGTCCCCGCAGCACCTAGTCTGTGTACCCACAACTGTAGGGGCCTACCCTGCGTCAGTTTGTTTGGGATAGCTGCGTAGGTACTAACGCTTATACGGTTTAGATTAACATCTGCTTGGAGAGCGGTATTACCTGAACTTACGCGCAGATTGTGCTCACAAATATCTACTGTATCAGCCGGTAGTTCGTAATCTGCTTGGCCTTTTACTAAAGGGATATACCCCTCATCTATTGTCCACAGATTAATACCACGGTTCTGCCATTCAATAGTCAACAAGTTCATTGACCGACGCGCTGTCCTTAAATCGTACCCCGTGCGCATCTCACGACCAGCGCGTTCCCACGCCTCTTCAGCAACTTCAGTAAAATCTAAGTCAAATAGTGTAGTTCCTGAAGTAGCCATAATTTATTTTCCACAAGTACATGTATGCCGTTTTCGTCTAGCCAACCCTCCAGTGCGTAGCTTAACGGTAGCGGGCTTCGTATTTTTTACAACTGTTTTACCTTTAGCGCCTTCCCGCTTTTTCTTCTTTGCGGTAGCAGCTCGCTGGCCCTTACTTAAAGAGTTAGCTTTGCTTCGTGGTAGACACCGATCCGGGTTTTTCTTGTCCTTAGATGTACCGCACTTACCTTTAACTTTACCGTCAGTGCCGATGCGAACCCAGTCTTGGTCACGCCATTTCTTTAGATCACCCATTATTTCTTCTTGCCTTTAGACCCCTTAGCGTAATTCGGGTCTTTGCAGTATTTAGATGCAGCCATATTAGCGTATGCGCTAGGGTAAGTATCGAAGGTACGTTTCGCCCACGATTTACCTTTCGCGCATATTTTACCGCCAGATTTGTAGTACCGACGCATAGGCATGATTAGCGCATCTTACACTTACGTACGCCCTGTTTAGCAATGCCCGCACCGCGTACTTTTTTGCCAGATTTATAGCCTTTAACCTTACCGCCTCTCTTCATGGCGGGCATCTTGGGCGCGGGGGCACCGCCACCCATACCACCAGCTTTGGCTTTCATGGCTTCCATCATCTTGCGTTTTTTCTCTTCCTCAGACATGGGCATAGCGGGGGCACCTGCCGCAGCCATAGGTGCAGCACCACCGGCCATACCACCAGCCATGTACTTCTTGGTCTTCATCTTCTTGCCTGATTTTTTCGCTTCTTCTTTAGCGGCCTTCATACCTTTTTTGGTATAAGGAAATTTCTTACCGTCTACTTCTGGCATAATATGCTCCTAACATTTCCAGCGTTTTCGAGCTTGGCGTAACCTAGAATTAGGGTCTTTAGCCGCCTTCGGAAACTTCTTCATTTGACCAGCGGAACGTGCACAATATGACTTACGTCGTGCGGCACGTTTGCCAGTTGGTTTGTCTTCAGTTACTGCTGTTTTTAACTTACTTCCGGGGTTATCCCGACGATACTTAGCTACACCTTTGGCGGTCATACCAGCACCAGATTTGGTAGGGCGTTTTTGCCCGCCGCTTATGGTGTGGCCTTTCATAGAACCTTTTTTAACCTTACCGCCTTTTTTGTAGTAGTTACGCATTAAA